CTCGAGTGGCGCCGCAGTCGGGGGGGGGGGGGGGGCCCCGGCGGCGCGGCGGGCGGCGGGCCGCGGGCGCCACGGGAAGGCCATTGGGAGGCTCGTGGGCGGCCGAACGGGGGTGGGTGTGTGTGCTGGCCTGGGTGGGGTCGCGAAAGGCTCTCAGATTGGCTTACACGACTTCGGGTGCACCTGGGGTGTCGAACTGTCCGGAGATTCCGGTGGGTTGCGTTCGCTCCGTCGCCGCATGTAGGATGGTCGTGCTGATAGAGGCCCGCCGGATGGGTCGGAGTGAAGTTTCCTTTCCTTCTCCGTATGCCCGGCGGGCCTCGCCTTTTGACGTAAGGACTCAGGGGCGGTAGAATGTGTAGGTCAGCCACCGAAAGGACCACCATGACTGCTCCCAGCACTGACCGCCAGTTCCCGAAGTGCACGCACTGCGGCGAGCCCTACCGGCCCCCACGCACCACGGCGAAGGAGTTCCCCGACACCAAGCCCTACGGTGGGCGAGGAACCTGCAACCCCTGCTACCGCGAGTTGCTGCGAGGCCACACCCCCAAGGCGCTCATCGACTGGACGGTCGAGCACAAGTGCTCATCGTGCGGCCAGAAGATGCGCCCCCCACGGTCCTCCGTGAAGGACTGGCCGGGTACGCGCCTCTACTCAGGGCAGGGGAAGTGCTCAATGTGCGCGAAGGAAGTTCGGGAGACGTATCCGACAGTCAGGGAGCTGGCTGAGATGGGGCACCCGTGCATTGAGCCTTGCCCCCTCCCGTCCAGCAAGCGATCCAACATCTGGTGAAAGGAACTTCCATGCTGTATCTGCTCGTCTATGGTGACAAGTCAGCCCCCGAGGTCGATGTGATCCTCTGTGACAATCATCCTGAGCGCACGAACGACGGCACCCTGATCTTCAGGAATGAGGGTCAGCAGGACATGTACGTCTACCCAGGCGACTACCTGTCGATCCAGCACGCCTACTTTGGTGGGAAGGAAGCTAAGCCGTCGTTCCTGTTTGACATCCGTGAGGGCTCCCCCTCGAATGAGGGTGTGTCTATGACTTATCCGGGTGATGTGCGATGAGCGCTGTGGAGAGGATTGCGTCGGTGCATGAGAAGGTGATGCTGGCTGCCATGGATTGTGCTGCGGATGAGCTGCGTGATTCCCTGAATGATGCTGACCAGTGTGGGGCGTGGGATGTTCCGGCCCATAGGCGTGACGCTGAGCAGGATGAGGCGGTTATTCGTGTCCAGGAGGCGCAGGAGGCCCTTGAGGAGCAGCTGGAGATGTTTGTGGGCGACCGGTACGGCTTCGACTCTAGTGTCGGATTGGAGGTGCCGCGATGAGCGATGACACCCCTGTCTCTGCTGTAGACGTTTTCAAGGCGAAGCTTGGTCTACTTAAAGAGGCTTGGATGGAGCTTCAGGACTGCGATGCGCTGGAGCTCGGTGACCCGTTCATCGACGATGCGTGGGACGCGTACCTGACTGCCCGCATTGACGTCGAGAACGCGATCACTGATCTCGTGCAGGAGCTGAGTGGCTTCTATGTTCTGGCCCAGATTTCGAATGTGTACGCTGGGGGAGTTGAATGATTGCTGAGAGTTTGGCTGCTGAGGTTGAGATCGCCGTAGATGAACTGTACTTGGCGGCCCGCTATTGTGACTCGTGTGAGCGGGTGGGAGTAGATGACGACCTAAAGGATAAGGCTGACCGCGAGTTCATTGACGCTCGTAACAAGGTTGAGAGCGTCCTCAGTGACCTGCTCGCAAGGTGTGATGTGCGCGCCGTCGTCGAACTGCATGGGATCGAAGTAGATGGCGTGGAGTAGGCAGTCTAGGCGCCGTAAGGAGCTTCCGAAGGACTGGGAGAATATCAGGCGTGCGGTCCTTAAGCGCGATGGCGGCGTCTGTGTGTTCTGTGGGGCTAGGGCGAATCAGGTGGATCACATCTTTCCGGACGGCCCGCATGTGCCGGATAACCTGAGGAGCCTCTGCCAGCACTGCCATATGGCGAGAACGCAGCAGCAGTCTGTTGAGGCAAGAAAGCGTCGCTATAATAGCCGCAATAAGGCTCGTGGCCCCAGGCCGAAGAGTAAGCACCCCGGATACCTGTAGGAGACGACGATGGGAGTTAAGGGACCAATCCCGAAGCGCAGCACGGAGGGCCACCGCACTACCCAGGCGAGGAAGCTCGATGGCGGCGTGGAGCCCGTGAATGTGGTCGCCGATAAGGTGAAGCCCCCGAAGCCCGACCCTGACTGGCACCCTATTGCGAAGAAGCTGTGGAAGGCTGTGGAGCAGTCCACGTTCACCCGCTACTACGAGCCTTCAGACTGGATTGTCCTCTACTCCACCTGTGACGATCTGTCGAACTACAAGATGCAGGATCGGCGTTCCCCTACGATGCTGGCGGCCGTGAACACTATGCTCACCAGCCTCCTCCTCACTGAGGGTGACCGTAGGCGCGTGCAGATTGAGATCAATCGCGTTGACGAGTCTGAGGCTGAGTCCGCCGGTGTGGTTGCATTGCAGGCTTGGGCGAAGGCGCGGGCCGCGAAGTGACTGAGACGCTCCCTGCACCCCGGGAGCGAACCGACACGCTCCCTCTCAATCTGCCTGAGCGGACGCTCGGGTATCATGCTGCCGCCTGGATGGTGGACAACCTTGTGCAGCCGAACGGGCCGCGCGCAGGTCAGCCGTTCATCCCGACGGACAGGCAGATCGAGTTCCTTGCTCACTTCTACGCCCTGAATCATAAGGGCTCCTTTGTGTACAGGCAGGGAATTAGAAGGTTAAGCAAGGGGAGCGGCAAGAGTCCCTTCGCCGCTGCGCTGTGCCTGTTTGAGCTACTAGGCCCCTGCCGGTTCGATGGGTTCGATCGCCATGAGCCGTTCGGGGTGAAGGCGAAGCCGATGAGCATGCCGCTGGTGCAGATCGTGGCTACGTCGGAAAGCCAAACCCAGAATACTATCCGCATGGTCAGGGCGTTCTGTCAGAAGAAGGGGAAGCTTGCCCGCAAGTACGACCTCGAGGTAGCGAAGACGTTCATCGAGACACCTGGCGGGGGGAAGCTTCAGCAGATGACGTCCTCCGCACACTCCATGGAGGGTGGTGAGGTGTCCTTCGTTGTGGGGGATGAGCTTGAGCACTGGCTGCCCGCGCAGGGCGGCCCGGCCATGTTGCAGACGATCCAGCAGAACGCGGCGAAGATGGGCGGCCGGTTCATGGGTACCTGCAACGCGTGGGTGCCGGGCGAGCAGTCCTCTGCTGAAGCGATCTTCGAGGCGTGGTGCGACCAGGAGGACGGCCTCACCAGAGGTAAGACGAAGACCCTCTATGACGCGCGTATCGCCCCGCCGAACACGGTCCTTACGGACGAACCGGGGGAGGGGCAGGTTGGGCTCACGGAGGCCCTGGAGTACGTGTACGAGGACTGCCCGTGGGTGAACCTGGAGTCCATTAAGGAGCAGATATGGTCCCCCGAGTACCCTGAGTCGCGCTCCATTCGCTTCTTCCTGAACCGCCCGAACGCAGCTGAGGCGTCCTGGATCACCTTGGAGGAGTGGACCCAGTTGCGCAAACCGGACCGGAAGGTGGAGCCGGGGGAGCAGATCGTCATGTTCTTCGACGGCTCCAAGTCCAACGACCACACGGCCCTCGTGGGGTGCTGCATGGAGGATGGACACATCTTCAAGATCGGTCACTGGAAGCCCGAGAAGCCGCTCGGTGTGGTGAATGTGGCTGCCGTGGATGCTGGGGTCAGGAAGGCGTTCGACACCTACAATGTGGTCGCGTTCTGGGCTGACGTGCGCGAGTGGGAGTCGTTCACGCGCACGGCGTGGCCTGAGGACTTCGGTGACCGCCTGATCGTCCCTGCGGTGCGTGGTGGCATGTCTGCTTCGCCGATTGCCTGGGATATGCGGTCGCACGCGTACCAGTTCGCTGAGGCTGCGGAGACGGCGTTCACGGAGATTCAGCAGCAGACGTTCACCCATGATGGGGACTCGGCCCTGGGTGAGCATGTGTCGAACTGTCGCGTGAATGAGTTCAAGGGCCGCTGGTCGGTGAAGAAGGAGTCCCCGAAGTCGTCGAAGAAGATCGATCTCGCTGTGTGTATGATCGGCGCTAGAATGCTGTATAGGCATGTGAAGAACTCGAAGGAGTGGGCGGACCTTACTGCTCCTCGGGGTGAGTGGAAGGTGTTCATGTGAGCTTCCAGAAGATGATCTCTAAGTTCGCGTCTGGCGCCTACCGCCCCATCACCTATGAGGGCTACTATGAGGGTAAGCGACGCCTAGACGCGGTGGGTATCAGTCTGCCTGCGAAGGCGCGTGTCCTGGAGATTCAGGCCCCGTTCGCGAAGATGGCTGTGGATGTCCTCACCGAGATTCTGATCCCGGATGGGTATCGTGTTGCGGATGATGACAAGTTTGGCGTGGTGGACCTGTTGCGGAAGACGTGGCAGGCGAACGATATGGATTCCCAGTTCAATCTCGCTGCCGCTGAGGCTATTAGTGCTGGTGCCGCTTACTGGGTGATTGCCCCTCCGGATGATGAGCATGAGTTCGCGTCTATTCGTGCTGTGGATGCGAAGCACGCTCGTGTGCGCATCAACTTCCGTGGCGAGGTCGTGGAGGGTGTCGTCCTCTACCGCCGGGATGACGGGAACGTGGGGGCCACCTATTACACGCCCGATGGTGTGGAGTTCTATGCGAAGGGCGAGTACGACTGGAAGAGTGTCGGCCAGGGGCGCCAGGGCCAGTGGGGGGCATCTATCGTCCCCATGTTCAATCGCGCTCGCCTGTCCGACAAGTATGGGCGCTCCGATCTACGGGAGCTCACGTCTGTTATCGATGCTGCCTCGAGGACGCTAACGAACCTTCAGGTGGCGCAGGAGGTAGCCTCATCTCCGATGCGCGCCGTCGTGGGTGACGGTGCGGCCGAGATGCTGGCACAGCATCCCGACAAGATGCAGGCGTACATGGGCAACCTGATCGCCATCCCTTCCGGCGGTGACGTGAAGCAGCTTACCGGCATGGCCCTGGACCCGTTCATCAACACGTACCGCTCTTATGCGCTCCAGCTGTCTGCCATGACTGGTATCCCCCCGTCGATGATGGGTGTCTCCTCGGACAATAACCCCACTAGTGCTGAGGCTCTGCGCGTGGCGAAGGACCGACTCATCGCCCGGGCGGAGAACAAGCAGCGCCAGTTCAGTGACGCCCTGGAGCGCGTTGGCCGGATTGTTGCCCAGGCGAACGGCATGTCACTGGATGGACTGGAGGCCCTCGAGGTGACGTGGCGCGACGCTGCCGCACCATCCACGTCGGCGCAGATGGCGAACGCCCTTCAGGCCCACAGTCAGGGCATTATCGGTGATGAGACGGCCCGCGAGTTCCTGCACCTCACTCCTGAGCAGCTGCGCCGCGAGAAGGCCCGTGGGGACAAGATGGATGCCGATGCGGGCTTGGACATGCCTGAGGCGCCCGAGGCTCCCGAGGATACGGAGGAGGCCCCTAAGGGTGAGTGAGGCCCTGTTCTATAGCATCCTGCGCGGCATCGTCATGCTGTTCCGCAGGCGTGCCGAGGATGCACTCAAGGCGTTCGATGGGCTCCCTGAGCCGCCCCCGGTGGAGCATGTGGGGGACCTGCTGACTCCGCTCATGTGGCAGGCCAGGAAGCAGGCGTGGGCTGCGGCGGCCCTGTTCCTGCGAGGGCAGGCCCGTAAGGCTGGAGTGCCTGAGTCGTGGATTCCTCCCCAGCCTGGGTATTCGCCGAAGACCATTGCTCGCACGATTCGCGGCACTCAGGGGGCTCTGTCGTCCCCTGAGGGGATGAGGCGACTTGAGCGCACCTTGGAGGGGCATGTGCTGGCCGCTGCGCGCCGAACGGTGGCTGACGCGGTGGATACTGCCCCGTCCTCGATTGAGCTCATTGAGGGGGCCCTGGATGACCTGGAGAAGGATATCGAGGAGTTCTCGGAGGGCGCCCAGAAGGCGATCGTTGAGGATGTTGAGAAGGTTGAGGCCCGCCGCCGCCCACGCATGTCGCTGGAGGAGGCTTTCGAGAAGGTGGCCGACAGGGTTGAGGAGGCTGTTCGCACCCTCGATGAGGAGGGGCTCGTTAAGGAGCGCCACCGCAGCATGAAGGTCTTCTCGGACGTGCCGGACAAGTACCGGCGCAACTCTAGGGGGGAGTTGATCGCCCGCCCGTTCGCTTTCGCCCGCGTGACGCATCCCAATAAGAATGGCCCCTGCGGCTTCTGCGCGATGCTCGCGTCCCGCGGCCCCGTCTATAAGTCATCAGAGTCGGCGGGCATTAGGGCCGATAGGTTCCATGATCACTGTTTCTGCACGTGTGTAGCGGTTTTCACTTCCAAGCACTGGGAGGGAAAGGAACAGCAGGTCGCATTCGAACGTGTGTACAATGAGGTTGTGCGCGACAAAGACCTTCATGGAGTGGATGCTCGTCGCGCAATGGACAAGTACTTCCGGGAGAAGCTGAAGGAGCGCAAATGAGCGACACCCCCGCGCCTGAGCCCTCCGTCGTTGAAGAGACTGACGGACCTATCTCAACCACTGACTACCCCATCGAGCACACTGAGGAGGCCACCGTTGAGGCTTCTGCGACGGACGAGGAGACTCCTGCGGAGGAGACGCCGAAGGATGATGCGGAGACTCATTCGGATGAGGTGAGTGAGCTGCGCGCCCAGCTGGCCGCCCTTACCGAGAAGCTGGAGGCTAAGGAGGCTGCCGAGCGTGCCGCCGCCGAGCTCTCCGAGAAGGAGTCAATCCTCTCCAAGGCCAACATTCCGGCCCGCTTCGCCTCATTCCTCACCGGCGACAAAGACTCGTGGCAGGAGCAGGTAGACGCCCTCGCCACGCTGCGCGAGCAGGCAGACGCTACGCCCGCGCCTTCAGTCCCCCGCGACCCTGCGGTGGATGCAGACCTTGAGACCGAGGATGACGGCCTGAGTGAGGCGCTCGGGTTCTTCGGCCTCGCAGACCAGTAAGGAGGGCATATGCCTGCACCCGCGTACAACCCCGACAACGAAGCCAAGATCGAGACAGTATCCAAGATTCTCGGCGCTAACGCCGGGAATGAGGCCGCGTTTCCCAAGACCGTCGTAAAGGGCATCTGGGACAACGCCATGAAGGGCTCTGTCGTTCAGGGCCTCGCCGGTAGTGTCCCGGTCTCCATTAACGGCACCGCCATTCCGATCCCTGTCGGCCAGCCCACCGCTGGTATCGTGCAGGAGGGTGGCCTGAAGCCGGTCGCTACCCTGTCCAGCAAGGTCAAGACCGTCACCCCCGTCAAGGCTGCCGTGATGATCCTCTACTCGGAGGAGACTGCTAAGGCTGACCCGCTGGGCGAGTACTCGCGCATCCAGCGTGCACTCGGTGAGGCTATTGCTCGCGCTATCGACACTGCCGTCATTCACGGCATCGACGCGAACACCGGCACCGCCATCACCGGCAAGGAGGCCCTGACCTCCACCGCGAAGGTGCAGGAGCTGGACCTGGCCTCCACTGCTACCGGCTACTTCACCAAGCAGCTGTCCGCCGCCTACGACAAGGTTGTGCTGGATGACGCTGACGAGGCCGAGTTCGGTTTCGACCACTTCCTCCTGGCCCCGAAGTTCCGCAGCAACCTGGTGAACGCCCTGGATGCTCAGGGTCGCCCGCTCTACCAGCAGGCCCCCGACATCACCGCGAAGTTCGGTACCGTCCTGGGTGTCCCGGCCACCTACTCTCGCGCCGTCTCCGGCTACGAGAAGGCCAAGGTTTCGGCCGCGAAGCTCCTCGGTATCGGCGGCGACTTCAAGGACGCCCTGCGTCTCGGCTTCGTTGAGACCATCACCTACCGTAAGGCGACCGAGCGCGCCGGTGGTGTTGACCTCTTCGACCGCAACATGGGTGCGATCCTCGCTGAGGCCCAGTTCGGTTGGGTTCTGCGTGACCCGCGCGCGTTCGTGAAGATCACCAGCAAGTGACCCGGTTGGTGGCCGCTGGCGTTTTGGTTGGCGGCCACCCCGTGGCCTGGTTTCCTGAGGAGGTGGAGAAGTGACGGTAGCAACACTGGATGATGTTCAGGGGTCGCTTATGCGGTACCTGGAGGATGACGAGAAGGTCTGGGTTCAGGCTCTTCTGGATAGGGCTGAGGCCCTGATCCTGTCGCGCATGCCCGATGCTGTGAACCGGTGTCGCGTCGACTATAGCTTCTCTGTCATCATGCGGATGGTGGAGGCTGAGTCGGTCTCCCGTGTCCTCAGGGCGCCTGGCGGCGGCCTCTACAAGTATGAGACTGAGGGCACGTACACCTACTCGGTGAATCAGGCTGTCGCGTCCGGCATCCTGGAGATCACCGACCGTGACTGGCAGGCCCTTCAGGCTGGCACGTCCGGCTGGGGTGTGGCTGGGGCTGAGATGGACGGGTATGCGCGGCGTACGCGCCTCCTGGGCGCCCTGGAGGGGCCTCTGACGGTTGATCCTACGTATCTGCGTGGCCCGTCGGCCCTGGACTTTGCTGGGGATCACCCCGTGTATGACGAGGATGAGGTGACACTGTGGTAGGGTTCCGTCCCCGTCGTGGGCGTTACCTGGAGAACGGCCCCCACGTGGTGGAGGTGACGCTCGCTGCCGTCAAGGAGGGGCGCACTGGGCGCCGGTTCGAGCGGGGGGAGACCTTCGTGATCGACAAGGTGCTTGTGCAGCCTTCCGCAGGTAACGCCCTGAAGGCCACAGAGAATCGCGTCATCCGCGGCGACCTCACGGATGAGACCACCTTGAAGGTGTTCGGTACCGGCCGGAAGTGGCCTGGTGGCCCGCACTCGTGGGTGAAGATCATTAAGGGTCCTGCGTCGCTGGTGGGGAAGACGTTCCAGCAGGCGGGCGAGCCGCTCACCTATGATGCGTCCCCGATGACTCGGCACTGGTCTGTGCGTTGTGACACTCTCGGAACGGAGTCTCGATGATCGAGGTGTACGACAACGAGGCCACACACGAGGATATTGCCGCTGTGGTGGCCCGCCAGCCGGAGTTCGCCGCAGCTGCCGCGAAGGTGTTCGCCGAGATTGAGGCGGCCGCCTCCGCTCACATTCAGACGGGTGAGCAGGTTGCGTCGTTCAGCCTGGAGCAGGGGAAGGTGGACTGGTCCATCGCCCCGTCCACTGACCATGATGCTGCCCTGGAGTTCGGCCACTACGTGTATCAGGATGCGCAGGGGCGTCGTTCTGGGCGCGAGGGGGCTAGGCACAGGACCTGGGTGCCAGGCATCAACGTTATGCGCGGCGTCGTGCACGCTCATGGGGGGTTCTAGTGGAGCTCGTTTCTCCCCTCCCGTTCATCTACCCGTACGTGCCGGCTGCTGCCGCCGCTGGCGGCGCCGCGGGGGGAACCCAGGTCGTCG